GATTTGCGACTATTAAAACGCTTCCTAGAAATCCGATTTGCTGGCAAATAGTGCCACTCGGGTTTTTTTGGATTTGTCGCAGTATCTTCCCACAAATTACAGGAGGATTTAGTTTTCATTTTTTTCGGTTTTTTTTGATTCATTGGAAGAGCGTTGCGCCCCTCGTTTCGATATTCACAATTTAGTACTATTTTTTCCGAATCGTCGATAATTATTTTCACTTTTAAAGCTCATTTTCATTAAGTCACTGCCAGTCAGGAACTTACAAACGAAAATAAATGGAAATTAATTGAGTATGCCTCACTTATTGCACGTTACTAAATGCCTTCAAGCGTGTTTTGAGCGCATTTCTTGCCTAATCTGACACCCGTTATGTGAGGACAAGGGTTTGCTGATATATCCTAACGTAACAAAAAATAGTAAACCCACGTGAGTTATGGCCGAATTACCTAACAAATTATAGGCGAGTAAGATTTGTATCACGATTGTGAATACACTGTATCGGGAATCTGGATACACTGTATCAAGATCTTGAATACACTGTATCAATATTGTGGATACGTTCTAACGGTTCAACGGTGAGCCCGGATTAACTAACGGTTCCCGGATTAGCCAAGTTTTTAGAGGGGTGGTGGGGGTAAAAATTCAAACGAAATTTCATATTTATATACATATACTGCCAGTTAAAAAAATTTGCGTCTCAAGGCTCCCCCAAGGAGCCACCTAAGTTATAACGTAAACTCGCACACAGCCCCTAGGGGGGCTTGCTGTCGTTACCTATAACTGAATTCCTACGTTAATTGACACAGCTTCGCCATTACAAAGCTGCTGTAACGTAGACACAAGTGTCGGACTAGGTACTATCGAATAGTTATCCATAAGTTACAGGCATATATTTTAAGTTTCCCTTCTTGGCATCATCAGGGGAAACAACCTATACTACAGCGGGGTGACCCCTGTTCCCAGGAGGCACTGGTTCCCAGTGTAGTACCGTGTAGTTTAATGTCGTACGAGTGGCTATCCTCGGAGATCGTTTTCGCCCGCATTGGGGTTTACCTCCTGACTATGTATTTACTATACCACATTGGTAAAGTCATTTTTGCAAAATGTCAAGTGCATAAAAACAATGCTTGACACCCTATCGATAATGAGATTCATTCGCAATATGGAGGAGATCAAAGACGCAAAGGAGGAACTCTGCGACAGCATACAGGAAGCCATTGCTCAAGTGGTTGAAGTAAAGGAGATTGCTCAAATCAAGAGCCTATCCGTGTACGACCCAGAGAAGGTCGCCAAGATACTCTACCTCTACAGCAAGGGGACTAGCCAGACTGCTCTAGTAAAGAAGTACAAGTACTCCCGTTGTACTGTACTGAACATCCTAGTGGATTACTCAGATCACCTTGGGAAATTGCGGGACATTGCTGGTAAAATCTCCGCCAAGAACTATTTAAACATATCCTCCTTGGAGGAGGATCTTATTGAGAAGGTACGGGACAAGATGGAGACAGACCCAGAGTTCGATGTCAGCTTCCGTGACCTCAAGGAGCTATCAATAGCCAAGGCTAATTCCTTCCGTGAAGCTATGACCTCCCGTGGGGAGGCTAGTTCCATTACGGAGGAGAGGCAGGTAATCACACAGCAGGACTACGAGGAGACACTGGCAGCTGCTCGGTCCCGACTGGAGCAAATGCAACAAGCAGAAGTAATAGAAGTAGAGGACTAATATGGGTAAAGGATGCGCACCCCGGAAGGGACACAACGCTGAGAAGCAGCGTAAGAACTACGACGAGATTAACTGGTCAAAGAAGCCCAAGGCTCCTAGAACAGAACAACCCAAAGCAAGCAAATGAGTAAGACACCAGACATTGATCCGGACATCGCCTTTAACCACGTTCGCCGAATGCTCGCAGATATTTCGCCGAACTTCTGCTTCATTGTCCTCGATGAGGACGGGGATCTCTTCTATGACTACACTAACCACAGGGTTGGGAAAATGCTAATGATGGAAGCCATCGAGGATTTAAACTCCGAGGTGGAGGAGTTCGACTGGGAAGACCTCCTAGATGATGACGATGATGACTAAGTATGGAACTCTCCTTTAGTGATCACCCCATCCTCCCGTCCCCAAGTGACGAGGAGATTATCTACCTAGCAGAGAAGGATCCAAAGCTGCTGGAGCAGCTATACCTTGCTCACGAGGGTAGGATCAAGGCATCCACCAATGACCCTTTACGCTATGGGTTCGACCTTCCGGGCTGGAGCAGAGCCAGGGAAGCACTTGAAGAATTTAATGAGTGCCTTGCACTCGGTGGAAACAGAAGTGGCAAAACTACGGGTTGCGCAAAAATGGTAATGGAAGCAGTGACTGAGTCCGAGGGTGGTCACATCGTTTGCTTTTCGCAAAATGCGGATACGTCAATCAAGGTTCAACAGCCAGCCATCTGGGAAATGATGCCCAAGGAGTACAAGAAGAAGACCAAAGGCATTGAGGGCTACATCAATTATTCAATGCAGAATGGGTTCACGGGCAGTTCCTTTGTGTTCCCCGACACCCGCACGCGGGTGGACTTCAAGACATACACCCAGTACTCCAATAACTCCACCATCCTAGAGGGATTTGAGTTTGGATTCAAGAACCCCAAGGGGTTGAACATCGGCACTTGGCTTGACGAATATCTAGGTGACGCTGCCCTAGTCAACACCCTGCGGTTCCGACTGGCTACACGGGACTCCAAGATGATCATTGGCTTTACGCCAATTGATGGATACACACCCTTCATTGCTGAATACCTCAAGGGCGCGGAAACCACTCAGACAAGGCCAGCGGCCTTGCTTCGTAACAGGGAAGTTCCTATATGCCAATACAGCCCAAGCAGGGATGCAGGTGTAGTATACCTTCACTCCGACGAGAACCCATTCGGCGGATACGAGCGTATCGCAAAGGACCTAGCTGGTCGCCCCGAGGACGAGATTAAGGTTCGTGCGTACGGACTGCCGGTCAAGTCAGTGAATTCTCTACTGCCCAATTTCAATACAGAAGTAAATGTCCTCAACGAGGAACCCAATAAGTACGGGATGACGTTCCCTGACATTTCGGATAAGTCCAAGTTCACCTGCTATCAGGTAGTTGACCCAGCTGGCGCAAGGAACTATACAGCCATCTGGGCTGGGGTAAATGAAGACGGCGAAGTATTCATCCGCAAGGAGTGGCCCGACAGGGATACATACGGGGAGTGGGCAATGTTTGGCGATCCCAAGTGGAAGTATGGCCCAGCCGCTAAAAAGATTGGACTAAACGTCGAGGGATACTGCGAACTATTTAATGAAATTGAGGAGAACTTAGGCATTGAGGTTATTGAGCGAATCGGGGACTCCCGATTTTTTGCCCGTGAGAATGAAAACAATGATGATCTCTTTACATCCTTCTATGACTTCGGTCTCAGCTTCATTCCATCCGATGGTAAGATGGAGGAGCGAGGGATCACTGCGCTAGACGATTGGTTCAACTATAATCCAAACGTAGAGATCGACGCAATCAATCGCCCCAGGTGCTACATTCATTCAGAGTGCGGCAACCTAGTGGACAGTCTAATTAACTACAATGCAGGTGGAAAACCAGAGGAAGCCCTAAAGGACTTCTTTGATGTCATTCGTTATTTGCGAATGTCAAATGGTGGAGAAGGACCGGACTTTATGTCGGACGCATCAATGCAAGCAACTAAAAATAATAAAGGAGGTTACTAATGCCAAAGAAAAGATTATCAGAAATAGCAAAAGAATACGGGGTTACGTTTGAAGAGATACACGAAATATCGATGTACAGCCTAGATGAGCATATGATCACTGGGAAGGGCAAGAACCTATGGATGTCTGAAGACGGTCAACGACTCATCGATGACTTAATTCCAATGACAACAATCTACAGAGGAATCGTTGTTGAGCAAGCACCCAACAACCGCTTTGTTATGACTCGCATTAAGGAACTCGGAAAAAAGGTTGCGGTCAGTATTCCGCTTGCACTATCTGGTAAACTAGAGGGCAAAGTAATACACATCGAAGCCGACAATTCTAATAGCGAGCCAAAGTACAAATGGATAAAAGCACCAGTACGCCAGTAGGTTAAGTGTAAAACACTAAATATTTTATGGATAACGAGACTACATCAAAAGCACTCACCTACGTTGAGAAGGATCCAAGCGTAAAAACATTGCGCTACGCATACGACCAAACTATAACGGAGCTATCGTCCTACTTCGATCTATGCCGTACAAGTTATGATGATCGTCGCAACTGGTGGCCGGGCAAGAGCCGTGACCACCGTAAGCACGGAGCGGATGCATTCCCCTGGGAGGGAGCTTCCGATATGGAGAGCCACGTTATTGATGAGCGTATTACTCGATTAGTATCCCTGTTTGTATCTTCACTGAACCGATCAAATGTACGCGCATTCCCTACTGAGGTCAGTGATATTGCTCGATCAAAACTAGTCTCTGGATTCCTTAAGTGGATGGTATCCAGTGGTTACATCCCACGCTTTGGGCGTGAGATGGAACTAGGTGCTAACTATCTACTTGAAAGAGGCATTCTAATTACTTATGTAGGCTGGCACAAAGAAGACCGCAAGTTCCTACAGGAGCTAGACCTTAGTCAGATTGTGCAGATTGCTCCGGACATTGCAGAATTAATTGCTACGGGCGAAGCAGATGACCAAATCATCGAACTACTCAAGGGAACATTTCCAGGCGTTACAACACGAAGGGCGAAAGCAGCACTCAAAACATTGCGAAAAAAAGGAGTAGCTCAACTGCCCGTTGTGCGCCGACAGGTTGATGCACCCGAAGTAAAGACACTAGCCCCCGATGGGGACTTCATCTTTCCTCCGTACGTAACAGATCCACAGCGTTCTCCCTACTGCTTCTGGAAGACTTACTATACCCCACAGGAACTTGAGAACAAGGTAGTGACTGACGGATGGGATGAGGACTTTGTTGATTACATTATTGAACACTATCGTGGTGTAAACACCAGCAGCATTGAGGGTGAATTTGAGGCACGTAGATCAACTGGACTAACAGATAATCAATACGAAGCCAATGAACTCATTGAGTTAATTTATGGATACCAACGTTTGATTGACGAAGAGGATGGCTCCGAGGGAATTTACTGCACTGTATTCCATCGTGAGTTCGACGGTAATGAGGAAGCACCAGGTTTCGCAAAGTTTGAATTGCTCAATGGCTACGAGGACTACCCAGTTGTAGTCACTAAGTTATCCGAAGACAGCAAGCGACTCTATGACGCAATGACTATCCCGGATGTACTCCGTGGGATTCAGAACCAAGTTAAGGTAGAGCGTGACTCCCGTGTTGATCGTAATAGCTTGGCTACATTGCCTCCAATCCTACATCCAGTTGGGCAAGCACCAAGTGATTGGGGTCCAGGTCGTATGATTCCGTATCGTCGCAAGGGCGACTTGGACTTTGCTCCTACACCACCACCCCCCACTGGTTCAATTGAAATTGAGAAGACACTAGAGGAACAAGCGGATCGTTTAGTTGGACTGGATGAAACATCATCCATTAGCCAAATCCGCAAACAGTTCCTAGTTGATAAGTTTCTTTCGCACTCGGCTGAGGTAATGGCGATGGCGTTCAAGTGCTTCCAGCGTTTTGGACCGGAAGAAGTGTTCTTCCGAGTTACTGGGAACGCAGATCCGCAGACCTTTACTAAGGGTGATCCAAATGAGAACTTTGACATTATGATCAGCTACGATGTCCTGAACTCAGATCCAAACTCACAAGAGCAAAAGCTACAGCAGATTACTGCACTAACTGCACTTGATCGCAACGGTCGTATTAATGTAGACGCACTCCTTGATATTGCAGCTTCTGCTATTGACCCAGTACTTGCTGATAACATACTACAGCCAGCACAAGTAGCTGCTGAACAAGTAACACAGTTTGTAACCGATGACCTATCCAAGATCTATGCAGGTATGGAAATGCCAGCTCGCCCGAATGGCGGCCAAGTTGCTCTTCAGATCATTCAGCAGTATGCATCCCAGCCGGACATTACAGAGCGACTGCAGTCGGACGAAGCCTTTGCGGCTCGTCTTCAGAAGTATGCTGGTCAGTATCAGTTTGCTCAACAGCAGCAAATCAATGCCACTCAGTACGGTCAGTACGGGACAGCAGCAGCATCAGTTGGAGACATACAGACACAGGGATTATCATCGGAGGGAGGCAGCTATGGAGGATGAGGCTAGCAATGTATCAGTAATGGATCAAGCTATTCGACGAGCTAAAGACCTACGAGCGCAGGACTACTACAATATGATTGCCCTCAATGAGGGAGTTAAGCCCAAAGTCTATAAGGACAGTAAGGGTCATAAGACCATTGGGGTAGGATTCAACCTAGAGGACGCAGGAAATCAGAAGATCCTAAAGAAGGAGGGAATTGATATTAACGAACTCCTAAATGGTAGGGAATTAAGTGATCAGGAAATTAAAACTCTGTATAACCATAGTCTAACCCAAGCCTTTAATGATGCTCAAAAGTTTGACAAGAACTTTGCCAAGCGACCAGAAAAGGTAAAGAAGGCAATTGTGGATATGTCCTTTAACCTTGGTCTTACTAGACTAAATAAGTTTAAAAAAATGCGTGAAGGCTTAGAAGCAAATGACTACAGCAAAGCAGCGGATGAAATGGTGGACAGCGAATGGTACAAGCAGGTTAAGTCCAGGGGTCCCCGTACAGTTAATTTAATGCGATCATCAGCAAAATAATATGAACCTACAAGACGATTTAAACACACTTAGGACACACGATTCATTCATTCGATACCTGCGAGTAATCAATGAATTGCGGGAGGAGACAATCTCCGAACTGCACGAAGCAAGCACTGACAAGATTCAGCAACTTTCTGGAAGGATCCTAAGCTACGATCAGATTTTACACGTGTCCAACTTTAC